AGAAGCAACCAAAAAAGATGGTTGGCACGTTAATGTGAGACTCACTCAGAGCGAAGATGGTTCTGTACTTGAACCATTTGCTGTTGAACCCAAACAACCTCGTAGAGTCTGGGCATAATAAATAATAGAAAATTAAGGATTAATTTCTATGGCTATTGCATCTAGACAAGCTCTTATAGATTACTGCCTACGTAGATTGGGGCATCCAGTTATTGAGATAAATTTAGATGAAGATCAAATAAGTGATCGTATTGACGATTCACTGCAGTTTTACCGTGAGTATCACTTTGATGCTACTGAAAAAGTATATCTAAAAGCGGTAATAACACCATCCGCAATGACTTTAAATAGTAATGCTAATTCATTTGTATCTGGTGATATAATTACAGGTCAAACTTCTGGTGCCACTGCCGAATGGAATGGTCCTACTAGTAATGTATCAACACAAATTAATGTTATAAATGTTTCAGAGACAAGTTTTGTTTTAGGAGAAACTGTTACCGGTTCTACTTCTAATGCAACAGCAACATTTAGTTCTTTAACTAAAGGTTCTTATGATAATCAATACTTTGAGATGTCTGATGCAGTTATCGGTGTAGAGAGAGTACTTCCATTCTTCGATAGAACTTCTGGTATAAATCTCTTTGATATTCGTTATCAGATGTTAGTACAAGATTTGTACAATGTAATGTCTGTAGATATGATTCATTACACTATGATTCAAAATCATCTACAACTAATTAATACGCTTTTAGTTGGTGTAAAACCAATTCGGTTCAATCGACACATGAATAGATTATTTGTCGATATGGATTGGAAAAGAGATGCACCAATTGGTGATATACTAATAGTAGAATGCTACAGAATTCTAGATCCTGATCAATTTACTGATGTTTATAATGATATGTTTCTTAAAAGATACGCCACTGCTTTGATGAAAAGACAATGGGGAGAAAATCTTAAGAAGTTTGAGGGAGTACAGTTACCTGGTGGTGTAACGTTAAATGGACAACAAATATATAATGAAGCAATTGAAGAATTAAATAAAATTGAAGATGAAATCCAATCTAGATTTGAATTGCCGACAGATTTTTTTCTTGGCTAGTATGTAATCATTAGTGTTTATCATCATCATTCGCTACATAGCAATTGTATAACACTTGTCAATAGATGTCAATTAAAAATATAACTTTATAAAAAGTACAGAAATTCGAGGACATTCAAATTAGTACAAACTTTTATTTTCAATCGGGTATTCCAATGGGTAGAAGATCTGAATCTCTACTTATGGAAGATCTTATCATTGAATGTCTCAAAATATACGGATTCGATGTTTTCTATCTACCTCGTGCTGCTGTTACAAGAGATTACATTCTTAATGAAGAGGTATTGGAGGAATTTAAGAATGCATATCCGATTGAGGTTTACCTTGAAAATGTAAACGGATTTGGTGGTAATGATCTAATGACAAAGTTTGGATTGCAGTTACAAGATACCGCAACCTTTATTATGGCGCGTAGACGTTGGGAAGAACTAATTAGTAGAAAAAGAACATCTATTCTCTCTACAAGACCTGCAGAGGGTGATTTACTTTTCTTTCCTTTAACAAAATCATTTTTTGAAATAAAGTATGTAGAGGCAACTGATCCATTCTTTCAAGTAGGAAAGTTATACGTTTATAAATTGCAATGTGAGTTGTATCAATTTAGTCATAACACTATTGATACTGGTGTTGAGGAAATTGATGAAATTACAGATGCTATAAATGAAGACATACTTTCTTATGAATTTATACTAGAATCAGGTGATGCTTTATTACTTGAACAGGATAGAGAATCGAGTATGATACTTGAAAATTATGATCTAGAGACTATAGATAAAGCAGCAACCAATGATTATTTCAATGAAGAAGGTAAAGACATTTTAGATTTCAGTGAAAGAAATCCTTTCGGAGAGGTAGTAAGTAGATAATGCTAACCAAATTTTATTGGTCTACAATCAGAAAGTGTATTGTTGCATTTGGAAATATGTTCAACAATATTACCTTTGACCGCTTAGATACTAATGATAATCCTTCAAAAAGTATAAGAGTTCCTTTAGCTTACGCTCCGAAACATAAGTACTTAGCAAGAATCGATCAGCAACTAAATCCTGCAGAGGAAAGAAACGTAGAAATTATTCTTCCTCGCATGTCATTTGAAATGGTAGGTATATCATACGATTCTACTAGAAAGTTATCTTTAGTACAACAAAATAGAATTACTAATAGTTCTTTAACTAATCTAACTACACAATACACACCTTCACCATACAATATTGAAGTAAACTTGTACATCTACGCAAGAAACATAGAAGATGCTCATCAAATAGTCGAACAAATTTTACCCTACTTTAATCCAGATTTTAATTTAACAGTTAAAGCTATTCCTGAATTAAACATAGTACATGATATGCCTATAGTGTTAAATGGAATACAATTTGAAGATACTTATGAGGGTGATTTTAATGATAGAAGAATGATTGTTTGGACTCTATCATTTACAATAAAGACTAATTTTTACGGTCCTACCGCAAGACAAGGATTGATTAGAACAGCAATCGTAAATTATTATTCTAATAAAGAACTTACCAATGCGATTGGAAAATATTCAGTTACTGTAAGTCCTTCAACTGCACAACCAGGTGATGAGTTTGAATTTGTTGAGACTTTTGAGGGTTTAGATGAATAATGAAAAGTTAAATCAAATTTTTAATCTAGAACCTCAAGTATCTAAACAAGAGAATCTACCTGCACCTATTGAAACAAAAAATATAGATGTAGAAGATGATTATGATTTAGCAAGAGATACTCTTAGAAATGTCATTACCAAAGGTTCAGATGCATTAGATGAAATTATACATCTAGCAAAAAATTCAGAGCATCCTAGAACATATGAGGTTGCCGGGCAACTTATGAAAACAATGTCTGAGGTTGCTAAAGATCTTTTAGCTTTACAGAAACAAAAACAAGAGATACAAAAACCTCAAGCAGATCAAACTCCACACCCACAAATAGGTCAGCAAAACAATATTGTGTTTACTGGTTCAACTGAAGATTTACTTAGAACTTTAAAACAAGCACAGGAAAAAGTAATTGGTTCTTCCAATTCTGAATAACATAAGAAATAAGTATAATGGAAATACTCGACTTAAACAAGTCGGATTTTCTATACCATATTCACATGAGCAAGTACAAGAGATCATTAGATGTTCTAGTGATCCCATCTACTTTATCACAAAGTACTGTAAGATTGTTTCCCTAGATCATGGTTTAGTTCCTTTTATTCTTTATGGATATCAAGAAAATTTTATTGAAACTTTACTAAATAATCGTAAAGTTATAAGTATGCAGCCACGGCAAATGGGAAAAAGCCAAACAGTAGCTGCTTTTATTCTTTGGTATACTTTATTTCAGTCTAACAAAACTGTTGCTATTCTTGCTAACAAAGCACCTGCTGCAAGAGAAATCTTATACCGTTATCAATTAATGTATGAGGGTCTACCTCTATGGTTGCAACAAGGTATCAAAACATGGAATAAAGGTGATATAGAACTTGAAAACGGTTCTATTGTTTTTACAGCAGCAACATCAAGTTCAGGTATTCGTGGTAAATCTGTAAACTTATTGTATGTTGACGAAACGGCGATAATTCCAAATAATGTTGCTGAAGAATTTTTTACTTCAGTGTATCCTACTATTTCTGCGGGTGAAACAACAAAAATTGTACTAACATCTACGCCTTTAGGATTTAATCATTTTTGGAAGTTTTGGAATGATTCTGTACAGGGTTTAAATGGATTTACATATTTTGAAGTTAAGTATCATGAACATCCAAAGAGAGATGCTGCTTGGGCAGAAGAACAAAGAAAACTTTTAGGTGATATTAAGTTTAACCAAGAAGTACTTTGTTCATTTATTGGAAGCTCACATTCACTTATCGCTGGTGATGTGGTAGCAAGAATGTCACCCATTCCTTATATCTTTACAACCGATGATGGATTGGATATTCAAAAAGAACCAGAATCAAACCATCAGTACGTTTTAATGGTCGATACTTCTAGAGGTGTGGGTGGAGATTATTCAGCATTTACTATTATTGATGTTTCACAAGTACCATATAAAGTTGTAGGCAAATATCGCAATAATAGAATTAGCCCTTTACTTTATCCTAACGTTATACATAAAGTAGCAAAAGATTATAACGATGCTTATGTGTTAGTAGAGATCAATGATAATGGTCAGCAAATTGCAGATATTTTGTACACAGAGCTCGAATATGAAAATATTTTCAGTATAGGTTCAGCTGGTAAAAGGGGACAATATGTCTCTGCTGGTTCTAAAGGGGATATCTTAGGAGTTAGAACAACAAAACAAGTTAAACGTATTGGTTGTTCTAATCTTAAA